AAAAGTGTTGCAATTTGTAGAGAAGATGATGTAGCAAACTGTGGTCATCCAATTGTAATCTTTCCAAAAACTTCAAAAGATCCTAATGTTTATGCTGGTTGATTCGTCTTATCAATATAAATATTGATATGGCAAACTTATTCGATTCAACAACAGTTAATAGTTCAAAGAGGTCTACAAGACAATTTAAAGATATTGATTTAGATTTCGGAAGAAATGCAGTTACTAATGATGTTAATAAACTAACAGATGTAGAAGCTGTGAAAAGAAGTGTTAGAAATCTAGTTCTTACAAATCATTATGAAAGACCTTTTCATCCTGAGTTAGGTTGTGGTATTCGTGGTTTATTATTTGAAAATCTTACTCCTATGGTTGCAATACAACTTGAAAGAAAGGTGCAAGAAGTTTTAGAAAATTTTGAACCTAGAGCTCAAATTAACAATATTTTAGCAAGACCTGATTTAGATAGAAATGCTTATGAATTAGTAATAAATTTTTATGTTATAGGTGCCACAGAACCTGTAACTGTATCAACATTTTTAGAAAGGCTTAGATAATGGCTGCAACAAAATTAGAAATATCCGAATTGGATTTTGATGATGTAAAGGCGAATCTTAAATTATTTCTAAATCAACAAACAGAATTTCAAGACTACGACTTTGAAGGAAGTGGTATGGCTATTTTGCTAGATTTACTAGCATACAATACACATTATCTTGGTTTCAATGCAAATATGTTAGCAAATGAAATGTTTATAGATAGTGCCGACATCCGTGCAAGTCTAGTTTCATTAGCAAAACAAGTTGGATATACTCCAACATCAGTAAGAGCACCAACAGCAAGTCTTAATGTTACAGTCAATGATGCTACAAGTGCTACATTAACCATAACAGAAGGAACAAAATTTCAAACTACCGTAGATGGAACAACTTATGATTTTGTAGTAAGAGAAGATACTACTATTTCACCAACAGCAGGTGTTTATACATTTTCTAATCTTGATATTACTGAAGGAAGTTTAACTACTTTTCAATATACAGCAGATAGCGCAGATGCTGACCAAAGATTTATTATACCAAGTGAATTTGTAGATACATCTACATTAACTGTAAATGTTCAAACTAGTTCTAGTGATACAAGTTCAACAACATATACTTTAGCAACTGGATATAGAGAATTAACATCTACATCAACTAATTATTTTTTACAAGAAGTAGAAGATGGAAAATTTGAAGTATATTTTGGTGATGGTGTTACAGGAAAAGCTTTAACCGATGGCAACATAGTTATTTTACAATATGTTGTAACTAATGTTGAAGCAGCTAATGGAGCAAGTTCATTTACATTGTCAGGAACAATTGGAGGCTTTAGTGATGTATCTATAACTACATCTTCAAATGCAGCCAATGGTGCAATTGCAGAAACAAAAGAAAGTATAAGATTTAATGCTCCAAAACAATATACAGCACAAGATAGAGCAGTTACGATAGAAGATTATAAAAGTTTAACTAAATCAGTTTATGCAAACACACAAAGTGTTAGTGCTTGGGGTGGGGAAGACCATTCTACACCAATTTATGGTAGAGTTTATATTTCTATAAAAGCAAAATCAGGAACTAATTTAACCACAGCAACAAAAGACAGTATTGTTGCATCTTTAAAAAATTATGCTATTGGTTCTGTTACTCCTGTTATTATAGACCCGGAAACAACAAGTTTACTTTTGACATCTACTGTAAAATATGATAAATCAAAAACAACTTTAACAGCAACTCAATTAAAAACAAATATTAATACAATTTTAACAACTTATGATACTGACACATTAAATCAATTTGATGGTGTCTTTAGATATTCTAAAGTGAGTAATTTAATTGATGATACTGATACATCTATATTATCAAATATAACAACATTAAAATTAAGGAAAAGTTTTACACCAACAATAGGTAGTTCAACATTATATACAATCAGCTACAATAATGCTTTCTATAATCCACATTCAGAACATAATAAAACTGCTGGTGGTATAGTGTCTTCAACAGGATTTAAAATTGATGGAAACGATAATGAAATGTGGTTAGATGATGACGGTTCAGGTAATATAAGATTATATTATCTATCAGGTTCAACAAGAGTGTATTCAAATAGCACTCAAGGAACAATTGATTATTCCACTGGAAAAATTGTTTTAAGTTCATTAAATGTTGCTTCAATTTCTAATATTCGTGGTTCATCTTCTACTCTTGTAGAAATTACAGTTCAACCAAGTAGTAATGATATTGTTCCTGTAAGAAATCAAGTTTTAGATATTGATGTAGCAAACTCAACAATAACAGTTGAAGAAGATACATTTGTAGGTGGCTCAGCAACTGCTGGTGTTGGTTATACAACTACATCATCATACTAATAAAAAATGGCTATTTTTAATAAAAAATTATCTAATCTGGTAAAGCATCAGGGTCCAGATTTCGTTCTGGAAGACCATCCAAAGTTTGCAGAATTTGTAAGACTTTATTACCAATTTCTAGAATCAGCAGAAGTAACTCTTAAAGATATTTCACCATCAGATGGAATTTTATTAGAAACAGAAACATCAACTGAAAATTATCTTTTATTAGATGGAACTAATCTACAAGGAATAACACAATTAAATTCTGGCGATAAAGTAGCTGCAGAATCAACTACAACAGGAAAATTTACACTTGGTGAAACTATAACAGGTGCAGATTCTGGTGCAACAGCAACAATTTTAGGTGAAGATATAACTGCTACTAAAAGAATTTTTATATCAGCAAATAATAAATTTCAAAATGAAGTTGTAACAGGCGGAACTTCTGGTGCAAGTGCTACAATATCAAAATATAGAGCAAATCCTGTTGAAAACATCCAACAACTTTTAGATTATACAAATATTGATACAACAATATATGATTTTCTAGGACAATTTAGAAATGAGTTTTTAAATACTATTCCAGATACTTTAGCAACAGGTGTCGATAAAAGAAAACTTGTTAAAAATGTTAAAAGTTTATACCGTTCAAAAGGTTCAAAAGAAGGACATAAATTATTTTTTAGATTATTATTCAATGAAAATGCTGATATAACATTACCTAAAGAACAAATGCTCCATGTTTCAGATGGTAAATGGAACACAAAATTAATTTTAAGAGCAACTACAACAGGAACAAATGATACATCAAATCTTGTTGGTCAAACAATCACACAAGCAGATGACCCATTAAGTGCTAGTGTAAATCTAGCAACAGCAATTGTAGAATCTGTTATAAAACTTACGATTAGTGGAACTGAAGTTACAGAATTTACTTTAAATGAAGATAGTATATCAGGAACATTTATTGATGGTATTGAAATATCAGGAACAGATAGCACCGATGAAGATAAGTTAGTTAAAGCAACTGTTACAGGAATACCTAGCACATTTACTTTATCTAATGATGGTTCTTTATATAAATCTGGAGATACACTTACAATTACAGGTGGAGGAACAGGTTGCAGTATGACCGTAGATGAAGTTGGTCGTGGTGGAATAACTGAAATACTTGTAGATAGTGTTGGAAGTGGATATACGATTGGGGATCCAGTTGTTTTTTCATCAGGTTCAGCTGAAGCAAAACTTTCTGTTGTTAATGGTGGTATTGCTTTAGAGAGCGGAGATTTAGATGAGTATGGATACGGAACAGTAACAACTGACCATATAGTATTAGAAAGTGCTACAATGAAAGGTGATCCTTATGTTGGAGATAAATTTGTTCAAGAAGCAAATACAGGAACTGGTGATATAACAGATGTTATTGTTACAAAATCAGGACAAACATATAATGGTTTACCAACACTAACAATAACCTCTTCGGGAGGTTCTAGTGCAACATTAAAAGCTTATGGTTCAGAAATAGGAAGAATACAAAAATTAAAAGTTTTAGACTATGGAAGAAATTATGGCGATTCGCCATCTCCACCAACAATAGAAGCATTTACAAATGTAGTTTTAACAGGTGTTACCGGAACATATGCACCACTTGAAACTGTAACTCTTGCTTCAAGTTCATTAGGTGGAACAGTATCAAGTTTTACACCTACAACAGGATTGTTAGTTTTAAAAACTTCAGATATACCTGCTCAAACTTTAACAGTTGGAGATACTATTACAGGTGCAACTTCTAGTGCGACCGGAACAATTCAAAGGTATGATGAAGCAACAATTACAGCAACTGTTGATACCACAGCAACAACATCAGGTGCATATATTAATGAAGATGGACACGCTAGTGAAAATGCTCAAAAGATACAAGATTCGAAGTTGTATCAAGATTATTCTTACATAGTTAGGATTGGTAAGAGTATTAATGAATGGAGAGATGCTTTTAAGAAAACAGTTCACCCTGGAGGTTTTTATTTTATTGGTCAAGTAGATATAGCAACACAATTAGATGCTAAATTAAAGAGTGCTATAACTGGTGAAAGAAGTGGTAAGATAACAGATTTTGTCTTTATGACTTTAAATACATTATTTACTACTTTGTTTGGTAGAAGATTAGGAACTGAAGATGATGGAACAACATTAAGAAGTTCTCCACAAGCAGGTCACGATATTGATGTTGGTGATTCTGTTGCAGATACATTCTCATCTACAACTAGAGATTTAACATTAAAAAGAGCAAAAGGATTAAAAGTTCATTCAAGAGTATGGCTTGAATTTGCTTCAAGAAGTTTAACTTCATATAGAGGTGCTGCTTATGCAGGACCTAGAACAGGAAATTTAAAACAACCTTTTTCAGGTGGTCCATTTGGAGACCATTGGAGTGGAACTATTGCAGAAGGAACAGGTATTAATATAGGCACTTTTGATGATATTAAAATAGAACACACACAAACGAATAGAAGTGTTAATTCAGCAACAACTTCAGTATTACACGGCACAGGATTAACATTAGATGTTATTAATGAAACTCCTGGTTTAAAAATGAATTTTAAATTACCAGCAGAAGTAAGAGATTTAAAATATGAAATAGTAGCTTATGCAGATTCATTTGGTCAAAAAGATTTGACAATTAGAGGTGTAGATTTAGATAGAGGTTTTGCCTATGCAGGACCAAGATTAAGTAATATTATTAAACATTCAAGTGGCATTTATAGTAATGCTCTTGCAGGAAGTCCTTCATTTTGTGATATATCTCACTTAAATGAAATACGACTTACAGGTACAGGAAATACTAGTTTAGATGGAGAATTATTACAAGTTAGAGATTACGACCAAAATCTTAAATGTAATTTTGCTTTTCCATCAGAAATAGCAAGTTCTACCACTTTATCTACATAAATAATATTGATGTAGTATAAATAATAACAATAGAGAAAAATATGCCAGCAATAATTACCAACAAATTTAGAATACACAATTCAGAACAATTTAGTGAATCATTTAGTGAGGCTTCCCCAAATGTTTATTATATGGGATTGGGAAGACCACAAGCATTCGCAACTTCAACAAGAGGCGATTTAAGAACAGAAAATGAAGGAACAGATTCAGCCCCATTAACACCAATTGATGATGTTCAAACAGAATTTTTTACTTATGATGACTTACTTGCAGTTAAAAAAATAGCAAGTTCAGATACAACTTTTTGTATACCACGAAGAGATTGGGTTACAGGAACAACCTACGACATTTATAGACACGATTATGGAAATCGTGTAACAGGTGGTACTACAACTCAAGCTGCAAATAGTGGTGCAACAAATCTTTATGATGCAACTTTTTTTGTTATGAATAGTTCCTACCAAGTTTACAAATGTTTAGACAATGATGGAGATACAGCTTCAACAGTTGCTCCTTCAGGAACTTCAACAAGTATTTTAAGCACAGCTGATGGATACAAATGGAAATATATGTATTCATTATCAGCTTCTCAAAGAAGTAATTTTTTATCTACTGATTTTATGCCTGTCGCAACTGATTCAACAGTTTCTTCAGCTGCAACAGACGGTGCAGTAAATGTTTGTAGAATTAAAACAGCAGGTTCTGGTGGTGCAAACGGATCTCATACAAGTGTAGCAATAAGAGGAGATGGATCCTCTGGAGCTGCAACTGTAACAGTTGCCGGAGGCGTAGTAACAGCAGTTGCTGTAACAACACCGGGAACGGGATATACTTATGGATATATTAGAAATGCAGATATAGTTACCGCCGGTGCAACAAGTTTATCCGGTTCGGAAATAGATGTTATCATTGAACCACAAGGAGGACACGGTTACAATGCAGTAAAAGAATTAGGTGGTTTTTTTGTTATGTTAAATGTTAATTTTGAAGGAACAGAATCAGCTAATACAGGCGATGTTACAGTCGCAAATGACTTTAGAAGAGTATGCCTTATCAGGGATCCAGAATCAAGTGGGTCAGCTGCAAGTGCTACTACTTTGAGAGGAACAAAAGCTGTATTACTTACAGGAACACCAGGTTCTTTCACAGCGGATGAAGAAATAAATCAAGCAACAACTGGCGCAGTTGGTAAAGTCGTAGAATATGACGCCACAAATAAATTGTTATATTTTATACAAACGAGGTTCAATGACGAAGGTGTAGATAGTAATGGAAATGCAACAGCATTTTCTGGCACCAATGTGATTACAGGTCAAAGTTCAAGTGCTACTGGAACTCCTAGTTCTAGTTCATCAACAGTTAATAATGTTGTTATTGCTAGTGGATATTCAGTTCCAGAAATAGATGCTGATACTGGAGATGTTATTTACATAGAAAACAGAACAGCAATTACTAGAGCATCCGACCAAACTGAAAATGTCAAACTTATCGTTGAATTCTAATATTAAGTAGGAAAAAAAGAATATGCCGTCACCCACGGATTTTAACCAGTCGCCGTATTATGACGACTTTACAGAATCAAAAAAATTTCATAGGATCCTTTTTAGACCAGCATTTGCTGTTCAAGCAAGGGAACTAACTCAATCACAATCAATCCTACAAAATCAAGTAGAAAGAGTTTCTGACCATCTTTTTGACAAAGGTGCGATGGTTATACCAGGACAAATATCTTGGGATATAGATTATCGAGCAATAAAATTAACATCCTTTACTGGAACAACTACATTATCAGATTTTAAATCAGTAGAAATTACTGGTGGAACATCTGGTGTTGTAGGAACAATTGTTAATAGTGTTGTAACTGATGGTACTGACCCTAATACTTTGTTTATTAGATATACAAAGACAGGAACAGATAATGCAGCTAAAGCTTTTACAGATGGTGAAACAATTACAGGAACAACTGCTGCTAGTGTTGCATTGTCAGCTGTTGTAGAAACAACAGCAACAGGTTCAGCTGCTAAAATAGAATCAGGTGTTTATTATATTAATGGATTTCATGTTCAAGTAGATGAACAAACACTAATTTTAGACAAATATACAGCTACTCCATCTTATAGAATTGGATTAACAGTAACAGAAAGTTTTGAAACACCAAATGATGATTCAACTTTAAATGATAATGCTCAAGGATCATCTAACGAAAATGCCCCTGGTGCTCATAGACACAAAATTTTATTAACATTAGCAAAAAAATCATTAACAGCTACCGATGATGCAAATTTCATAGAATTATTAAGAACAAAAACAGGAACTTTACAGAATAAAGTTAATACGACAGCATATAATGTTTTAGAAACTACTTTTGCTCGTAGAACATTTGACGAATCTGGAGATTATGCTTTAAGTGGTCTTGATTTAGATGTAAGAGAACATTTAAAATCAGGAACTAATAGAGGAGTTTTTGCAAGTGGAGAAACTTCAACTGATGGAAACACAGCAAGTTCTACAAAATTAGCACTTGGTATTGGTCCAGGTAAAGCTTATGTAAAAGGTTATGAAGTTCAAAATATTGGAACAACTTATGTTGATATAGATAAACCAAGAACATTTGATACACAAAGTAATTTTGGAACAAATTTTGAAGTAGAAAATTATGTTAATGTAACAAATGTTTATGGAACTCCTGATGTTGGTTTTGTTTCAGGTGATACTGAAGCATATAAAACAATAAGTTTACATGATGCTGCTACAAGTTCTAGAGGAACAGCTCAATCAACCAGTGGAGCAAAAGTTCCACAAATTGGTAGAGCAAAATCAAAAGGTTTTGAATATTCTACTGGCACTCAAGCTTCTGATATAATGTCTAGTGGTTCTTTAACTGCTGCTGTTTACAAACATTATATTTTTGATGTAGAAATGTTCGTTCATTTGAATATTTTGACAGCTACATCATTTACAACTGGAGAAACCGTAACAGGTGCAACTTCAGGTGCAACAGGTATTGTTGAATCAATTGGTTCAACTAAAGCAGCTTCAATAAGTGCTATTACAGTTGCAAATCCAGGTGTTGCTACATCAACTTCTCATACTCTTAAAGATGGACAACAAGTTACAATTCACGGAACTTCAAATTTTACAATAGATTCAACAACTGTATCTGAAGATACAGTTTTTACGGTTAGAAATCCAACCACAAACACTTTTGAGTTATATGATGGAACACTAGGAACAACTTCTCAAAATGTTACAGCTTATGTTTCTGGTGCTGTTGCTTCACACGGTGTTGTTGTTTTATCTAATGTTCAAGGAAACTTTAATAATAATGAAACAATAACTGGCGGAACATCATTATCTACAGCAGTTACACAAAGAGCAATTTTAGGTGCAAAGGGTGCTTCACAAAGAGCATTCCACGAAGTAAAACAAATTTCAATGGCAGGTTCTCCTACCTATACAGCAGATACAGCAATATCAACAACAGCACTTGGAGATATAGTAGATTTAACAGGAACTATTTCAGTTGCAAATTCAGGAACAACAGTTTCAGGATTTGGTTCTTTATTTCAAACAGAAGTAAGAATTGGTGATAAAATATCTTTTACAACTAATGCTGGAACAGCTTTAACAAGAGTTATAGAATCAATTGAATCTGATTCAACATTAGAAGTAACAACAGCAGCTGGTGGTTCTGATGTAACTACAAAAGCACCTGTAAAAAGACAAAGAACAAAAATTCAAGGCTCTGAAAATAATATATCCATTTTTCAATTGCCTTATATAGCTATAAAAACATTAAAAACAACAGCAAATAGTAATATAACAGATACAAGTTTTAAAGTTAGAAGACATTTCACAGGAACATTATCATCATCAGGAACATTAAGTATTACAGCAGGAACTAATGAAACATTTAGTTCAGCTGCTGAAGGTGATTATTCAGTTTCAATTATGGCTACTGGTTCTGGTAGCACAGGAGCAGTTGGTGATGTTTTAAGTATTGATGGAAATAGCCATGAAGGAGATGCAATCTTTACATTGGGTGGTTCACCAACAGGTGTTACACTAACATTTGATTATGGTGCTAATTTTGCAGCTCATAAAGTAAAAATTTTAGCAACCATTTCTAGAACAACTGTAAGTTCAAAAACTAAAACATTAAATGCTGCCACTACTGTTACAGAAACAACTCAAGCAACAATTGAAGCAGGAACTATTGGATTAGGAAAAGCAGATATTTATGCTCTTAATAGTGTTTATATGTCACCTGCTTTTGGAACAACACCAACAACAAGTCATACAGATATTACAACTAGATTTGAGTTAGATAAAGGACAAAGAGATAATTTTTATGATATTGGAAGAATTAAATTAAAATCAGGAAAGAAAACACCAACAGGACAATTATTAATTAATTTTGATTATTTTTCACATGGTACTGGAGATTATTTTGATGTAGATTCTTATTCTGGTGTTATAGATTACGAAGATATACCATTTTATATTGGTTCAGTAGATAATAGAACCTATCATTTAAGAGATAGTTTAGATTTTAGACCAAGAGTTGATGATGCTTCAACAATTGAAGCAGGAGGTGTTGATAGGTCATTTGATGGAACAGGTGCTTCAACTGTGGATCCTGTTAAATTTAAATCTGATGTTACAACTGACCACGAATATTATCTTCCTCGGGTTGATAGAATATTTTACACTAAAGAAGGAAATATAAAAGCTATCGCAGGAGCTCCTTCATTAACTCCTAAAGCACCCGGAGAGTTGGACAATGCTATGCTTCTTTATACAGTAAATTTCCCACCTTATGGTGTTTCAACAGAAGATGTTGCTGTTAATAAACAAGATAATCGCAGATATACTATGAGAGATATTGGTAAAATAGAAAGAAGACTTGATAATGTGGAATACTATACACAATTATCATTATTAGAACAAGATGCTCTTGGATTACAAATCCAAGATGCTAATGGTATGGATAGATTTAAGAACGGATTTCTTGTAGACAATTTTAGTTCTCATAGAGTTGGTGATGTAGGAAATATAAATTACAGATGTTCTATTGATATGGCAGCTGGAAATTTAAGACCAATGTTTAATGAAGACAATATTAATCTTATTGAATCTACAAGTGCTTTAAGCACTTCAGTAACAGATACAACTAGAGCTTCTACAAATTATAAAAAAACAGGAGATATATTATCATTACCATATTCAGAAGTAGTTCAAATTGAACAACCATTTGCTACTAAAACAGTTAATGTAAATCCATTTAATGTTCTTGTATGGGCAGGAACCGTAGAGTTAGATCCACCAGGTGATGAATGGAAAGAAACTGAAAGACGACCTGAAGTAGTTATTGATAATATAGGTGCATTTGATACTTTAACCCAAGATATTCCAAATGCTGAATTAGAAGGTGTTGAAATAGGAACTATGTTTGGAGAATGGGAACAGTTTTGGGCAGGAACAGAAACACAAGTTCTGGGACAAGAACAAGGTGCTGGTGCCTGGGGAATGAGAGGTAATGGATTTGGATGGAATGCTGGAGGAACGAATAATAGGATTGGTACCTTTACTACAACAGCAGAAACAAGAACAAATGTAAGAAATACATTAGTTTCACAAACAGTAAGAAATTCAATTGGAGATAGAATAGTTTCCGTTGGTTTTGTTCCATTTATTAGAAGTAGAGATGTAACTTTTAATGCTACAAGAATGAAACCAAATACAAGAGTTTATCCATTTTTTGATGAAGTAGATGTAAGCACTTATTGCACCCCAACTGGTGGTTCATTAGGTGGAAATATAATAACAAGTGCTAGTGGTGCTATTTCAGGAACATTTGCAATACCTGATGCAACTGTGGATGCTAATCCAAGATGGAGAACAGGTGAAAGAGTTTTCAGATTAACATCAAGTTCAAATAATTCAACATCTAATGTTGAAACTTCAGGAGAAGCAGATTATGTTGCAAGAGGACTTATAGAAACAGTTCAAGAAACAATTATATCTACAAGAGAACCAAGATTAGTAAGAAGTGAAGTTATAGAACAAAGAAGAAGAAGAGAATTAACAAATATGAGGCTTGAAGGTGCAAGAAGAATTGACCCTATTGCTCAAACATTTTTACATGAAGAGGAAGATGGAATTTTTATAACAAGTCTTGATACTTTCTTTTCAACAAAAGATTCAACTATTCCTATAACATTACAAATTAGAGAAGTAGTTAATGGTTATCCAGGTCAAAGAGTATTGCCTTTTGGAGAAGTAACAATAAATCCAAGTTCTGTAAATACAAGCACGAATGGAACAACAGCAACTAAATTTACATTTCCTTCACCGGTTTATCTAGAAGCAAATGTGGAATATTGTATGGTTCTGATAGCAAATTCTGACAGTTATTTAGCTTATGTTGCAAGAATGGGAGAAACTGTTGTTGATGGAACAAGAACCGTATCTACTCAACCATCTTTAGGTTCTTTCTTTAAATCACAAAATGCTACAACTTGGACAGCAGAACAAAATGAAGATTTAAAATTTACTTTAAGAAGAGCGGAGTTTGAAAATGTAACAGGAACAGTATATCTAGTTAATGATACACTTCCTTCAAGAACATTAGCAACAAATCCAATTACAACTACTGATAGTTTAGATACTTTAACTATTAATCATAGAAATCACGGTATGCATTCTACATCTGATAATGTAACAATAGCAGGTCTTGCATCTGGAACTTATAATGGCCTTGCTCATTCAGCAATAAATGGAACTTATACATCTATATCAAATATAACACACGATAGTTATGATATTACATTAGCAGATTCAACGGCGGCTACATCTACTGGAGATGTGGGAGGATCCACCGTTACAGCAACACAAAATAGACAAATGGATATTGGTTGGTTAATGTTGCAACAATTATTAGTTCCAGGAACAAATGTAACTCATAATATAAGAACAACAACAGGAAAAAGTTTACACGGTTCAGAAGCTCAATTTTCATTAGCAAGTTCAGATAATAAGGTAGCAGTCGTAGCAGGAAGAAATTTAGGTTTTACAACACCTCAAATGGTTGTAAGTGAAATTAATGAAACTAATGAAATGAATAGTAGTAAATCTTTTGTAACAATTATGACAATGACTACAGCTAATACAAAAGTATCACCTATTTTAGATTTGGCAAGGTCAAGTCTTATTGCTATTATGAATAAATTAAATAGTCCAACAGCATCCAATACAACTGATTTTGTTGCAGATACAGCTGCAACTGGAGGTTCATCAGCTGCTTCATATATAACAAGAACAGCATCAATAACAAATCCAGCAACAGCATTTGATATAAGAATCGATGCTAATGTTAGAGGAAGTTCAGAAATGGAAGTTTATTATAGAACAACTGGTCCAGAGGATGATAGTAGAACACTAGATACTGTTTCTTGGACACCATTTAATACTGCTGGTGAAGAGGATGCTCTAGTAACACCTGCTGAGGATGATACCACTTTCCAAGAATATCAATACACAGCAAGTGATTTACCAGAATTTACAGCTTTCCAATTAAAGATAGTAATGAAAGGAACCAATTCAGCATACCCACCTGTAATTAGAGATTTAAGGTCTATTGCTTTAGCGGTATAAATATAGATAATGACATTGAAAGTAGAAAATCAACCGAATTTAGAGAGAGATGAATATTCTCAAGCAATTAATAACACAAATAAAAATGCTTATCAATTATATATGGAAAGACGAATGAAAGCAGAAAAATCACAGGATGACATTAGAAGTTGTGTAAAAGAAATAAATAGTTTAAAGAAAGATTTAAAAGATATTAAAAGTTTATTAAGAGGTAATTTGAACAATGGCGCTTAGAAGCATAGCAACAACAGATACTTTAGAAACATTTAGAACGACAGCTAATAGTCATATTAGTGATGTAGGTGATTTAGCAAGTTTAGGAACTACTGATAAAACATCTATCGTAGCTGCATTGAATGAAGTTAATGTAGGTGGAGGTAATTGGAACATTTCTGATTCAACTTCTACTATTGAAAATATTGCATCAGGCGGAACATTAAATGTTATTGGTAGCACAGGAATTAGTGCTACTGTTTCAAGTGATGGTGCTGATGCTTTAACAATTGCAGTTGATACAGCTGTTGTCGCAACCACAACTAATTCCCTTACAATGACAAATAAAACTTTATCATCAGTTATAATAACTGACCCAGCAGTTAGTGATGGAGATTACACAGGTGCTCAAGTCCATGCGGCTGGTAGTGCTAGTGCTCCTACAATAACAAAAACTGGAGATGTTAATACAGGTATATATTGGGCTGCCGCTGACCAAATAGATTTTGCTTTAGGTGGCAATCAAAGATATACTTTTGATGATGGTGCCTTGGCAATTAAAAACTCTGGAAGTAATTCATCTGGAATACAATTATATTGTGAAAGTTCAAATGCTCATTATGCAGAAGTTAGAGCTCCTGCTCACTCAACATTTGGTGGTAATGTCGTATATACACTACCTGATGCTGGTTCTAGTGATACATTAGTTTCAAAAACTTCTACCGATGTCTTGACAAATAAGACAATTGGTAGTATACTATTTAATGGTAATAAAATGACTTCTGTTGATTCAAGTTTTATAGAAATAGAAGGTTTACAAATTCAAAGTGCTTCTGACCCTGGTTCAGCACCTACAAATTATCCTGTTTTTGATAGTGCTAATAATATAGGGTTTAGGTCAAAAACTGATACAATTACAGATTTAGGGATTGAGAGTCCTGTTCCTATGGCTATTGCTTTAGGATAGATAAATAATAACGAGGTAAAATATAGATGGCAAATACATTCACATCTTTTTATAATGCTGATGTTAACACAACAGCTGAATTGACATTTACTGGCGATTCTACAAAAGAATCGATTATAAGTTCATTAAAAGTGGCCAACATTGATGGCACTAATGATGGAGCTTTCACTTGCACCATTACAAATAATGCAGCTACTGCTGCTGATGGTACTAGTGGAGCTTTAAAAGCTTATATTGCAAAAA